GATTTCTAAGGATGCAGAACTCGCTAAACGTATCGATCAAAAGATGATGGATAAAGAAAGTGGTATTGATTTACTTACCGCTGAAAAAGAAGCTGAAAATGATGTGATACAAGAACGTGAAGATGCACTTGCAAGAGAACTAGCAGCTATGCGTAGAAAGAAAACAAAGCTCGTTGATCCGATTCAATATGCTTTCTCTATTGCTGCAGAAGACCTAGCAAATTATGAACCTGCATTTATGTGGGAGATGGGACCTGCTACTGATAGACAACTTGATTACTTAGAAAAACATGGTATTTATCCAGAAGCAGTCACGAGTTGTGGTATGGCTAGCATGCTTATTGAAAAACTTAAGAATAGACAAATTGAAGGCTTAGCTACACCAAAACAGATCCGTTTCTTGGAACGTTATGGATTCTTACATGTTGGTATGTGGGCATTTGATGCAGCAAGCAAAATGATTACACGTATCGCAGAAAACAACTGGTTTTTACCAAGAGGTATCAATGCTACAAGTTATCAACCGTAGGAGGATTTAAATGGACAATTTACTTGATGCTTTAAAACAGATTGATGTATCAAAAGTATCTTATCAAGAATGGATAAATATAGGCATGGCACTTAAAGCTGAAGGATATGATTGCTCGATATGGGATAACTGGAGTCAAAATGATGCTCGCTATAAACAAGGTGAGTGTGATAGAAAATGGAGGAGCTTTGCTGGCTCCTCTAATCCCATAGCCGGAGGAACGATTATAAAAATGGCAAAAGACGCAGGATGGGTTCCTTATGTTCATGAAAACGGTGGACTTATGGAATGGGATGACATCATCGAATACGATGGTGATGGCATGATTTACGATCCTACTGTTAGTATGACTCCAACCGAACAACTTATAAAATATCTTGAAATATTATTTAAAAGTAATGAATATGTTGCGTATGTAACAACGGATGTTTGGCAGAATGCAGATGGCAAATGGATGCCAGGTAGAGGCCAGTATGACAGAACAGCTAAAGAATTAATTGATTTACTTAAAAAACATCCAGATGATATCGGTGCCGTGATTGGTGATTGGAAAGATGAGAGTGGGGCATGGATTAGGTTTAATCCGGTTGATGGTAGTGGTGTTAAGAATGACAACATTACAAGATTTTCCTATGCATTAGTTGAATCAGACAATATACCCATTCCAGAACAAGATGCAATCTATCGAAAGTTCGAACTTCCTATCGCTTGTCTAGTACATAGTGGCAGTAGAAGTCTACATGCTATAGTTAGAGTTGATGCAAATGATGCAGAAGAATATCGTAAGCGTGTGGAATACTTATATGGTTTCCTAGATAAGAATGGACTCAAAGTTGATACAGCTAATCGAAATCCATCAAGATTATCACGATTACCTGGTGTGACTCGAAATGGCATTATTCAAACATTGGTGGATACTAACATAGGTAGACGTAATTGGAATGAATGGTTAGATTTTGCTGAAGGTATTGTCGATGAAATGCCTAGACTTGATTCACTTGATGAAGAATTATCACATTTACCTCCTCTTGCACCTGAACTTATTGAAGGGGTTGTTAGAGTTGGACATAAAATGCTTATTTCAGGCTCATCTAAAGCAGGGAAAAGTTTCTTATTAATGCAACTAGCTATCGCATTATCTGAAGGTGGTAAGTGGCTAGGTTTTCAGTGCAAGAAATCAAAAGTCCTCTATGTGAATTTAGAAATAGATAGAGCTAGCTGCTTGCATCGTTTTGACAAGATTTATAAGGCATTAAAACTTGATCCTAAGCATAGCGGAAATATCAAAGTTTGGAACTTACGTGGTCGAGCGATGCCTTTAGATAAACTTGTACCGAAGCTTATAAGAAAAGTTGCAAATCAAGGCTTCGATGCAATTATCATAGACCCTATATATAAAGTAATTACAGGAGATGAAAACAATGCTTCTGAAATGGGAGCTTTCTCTAATCAATTTGACAAAATTTGTAATGAAACAGGATGTGCAGCCATCTACTGTCATCATCATTCTAAAGGCTCTCAAGGCTACAAAAGAGCGATGGATAGAGCTTCTGGTTCGGGAGTATTTGCGCGTGATCCAGATGCACAGCTCGATATGATTCAACTTGAAACTACCGATGAGTTTATGGCTCAATACGCAGATGTACAAACATCTACAGCTTGGAGACTTGAAAGTAGTCTAAGAGAATTTGGTAACTTCAAGCCAGTTAATTTTTGGTTTGAGTATCCGATTCATAAACTTGATGATAAAGGTATATTAACAAAACACTATGCAGAAGGTGACCCTAAAGCAAATCTAGAAAAAAGTGGTAAGAGAAATCAATCTACCGAGTCAAGAAAAGATGAATTTGATGCTGCATTTGATATTAACATGGAAGACGACGGCACTTGTAAAGCATCTGTGCTTGCAGAATATTTAGGCATAGCCGAGCGTACTGTCAGATCTCGTGTTACAGAATTTCAAGAAGAGTACGAAACAAAAAAAGGAATCATAACGCGTAAGGAATGAAGTCGTGATTAAGGAAAACTGGCAGTTGCCAGCATATGTTTTGCGTTTTGGTATAAAGGTAAATTTTACCTATCTACCAGCAGGCAAAAAAACTGGCAGAAAGGGCTTATATATATGTGTTGCAACCAACACGCTGACGCATGTTTGTAGGATAGGGCTTTTAGCCTTGCCCTATCCCAAACAAATGCATCATCGTCAGCACTCGCCTATCTGCACCTAAAAATTAGAAAAATGGAGGTAACTATGAAAATATTCCTATTACTAGATCCGCCTACAGTTACCGCGCAACAAAATAAAATTGCACTTGTCAAAAACAAACCAGTATTTTATAAACCCGAGAAATTAAAAGAGGCAAGAAGCATAATCATCAAACACTTAAAACCATTCAAACCTGAAAAACCAATTGAAGGTCCGATTAAGCTTCAAGTCATATGGAGATTCGCTAAAGGTAAAAGGCACAAACACTTTGAATGGAGAGTAACAAGACCGGACACTGATAATTTGGAAAAGATGCTCAAAGATTGTATGACTGAGGTTGGATTTTGGATTGATGATGCACAGGTGGTTGCAGAGCATGTTGAAAAGGTATGGTCTGATGATCCGACTGGCATCTCTATAGAAATAGATGTATTAAGCAAATTCAAGGAGGAAACAAGATGAATGTAAAAGAATACTTGAGTAGATATCACAATACAGAACTTAAAATATCACGTTTGCAAGTTGAAGTTGAAGAATACATTCGTCTTGCAAACTCTATACCAGGCATTAACTTTGATCAGATTCGTGTGGATGGAACTAAAAGTCTAGAAGCACCGTTTGAGAAATGGATACGTAAGGCATTAGATAATGAAAACTTAATCGTGGATTTGAAAAGGAGACTTCCAATCATAAAAGGTGAAATCATGTCAGTTGTTGATGAACTTGAAGACACCGAACTCAGAAAAGTTTTGATCTATCGATATATAGATTGGTTAAGTTGGAATGAAATAGCAGTTAAGATGTTTGTATCTATTTCGACACTAAAAAGATGGCATATAAAAGCACTTAGCTTATTGAAAATTTAGAGAAGTAATGTAAAATATAGATAATACATTATTTTACTGAATAAATATGACAAGAAAGGGGAAATGAATATGCCCAAATTTAAAGTGGTAATAAACTATCAAAATGGCGATACTGATGAGCTTGATGAGTTATTTGATTCATATGAAGAAGCTGAACGAGAGGCTTTAGAATATATCAGTAACTGGCATACTGGAGGAGAAGTATTAGAATTATCTAATCCAGGTGATTATCCATATGATCCAGATGATGAACCAGATTATGATATCTTTGAAGAAGACGATGAAGAAGACGAAGATGATGATGAAGAAGATGAAGATGAAGATGATGAGTAATTAGTTAGTAATAAAAATGGACCCTGATGGACCACGATGAACCGTTGTGAATTTGTCAAGGGTGTGTTATGATTAAACTGAGCAAAGCTATAAACAACATGGAATACTGGCTTTAAAACCAGCCTAGAGACACTTAAAGAATTCAGAGATGAGTTCTTTTTTGTTTTTGCAGAGATACTTGTAGTATTCCAACTGGTGAATAATTACAATTTTTTGTATACAGTTGGAGTGATTGAATGAAAGGAAAAATGCTTGATCTATATGAGCGATGGGATGAATCAGGACATTTAGAGGTTAAATTAAAAGCCATATCTGAAATGATATCTAAAAGAGCAACTCAAAAGCAGATTGCTGAATACTTAGGTATTACAGAGAAAACGATTATTAAACTTAAGAAAGCACATCCTAAGTTTAATGCAGCCTTTCAGTATGGTGATGAAGAATTAAAACAAAAACTACTCGATGCCATTTATCAACGCGCGATAGGTTTTGAATATGAAGAAACACAAACAGTGATTGAAGAAACAAAGACTGGAACCAAAAAGCGCATTACTAAGTTTAAGAAACAGTCACTACCTGATATCACAGCAATTAAATACTTACTCATTACGAAATTTGGTATTGAGTATAACGAAAAGAAAGCAGAAATTGAACTTATGCAAAAACGCATAGAAAATGGTGAGGAGGTTTGGATGAATGAATATCGTGATGAAGCAAGTATCAGTACTCCAAGAGTACGAAAACAATCCAAGAAACAATGACGAAGCGATCAAAGCAGTTGCTAACTCGATTAGGGAGTTTGGATTTAAGGTTCCAATAGTCATTACAAGTGACAACGTCATCATAGCCGGACATACGCGCTTAAAAGCCTCTGTGTCGCTTGGCTTAGAAGAAGTGCCATGTATTGTCGCAGATGATTTAAATGAGGCACAAATCAAAGCTTTTCGCTTAGCGGATAACAAAACAGCTGAACTTGCTACTTGGGATTTATCAAGACTTGAAGAAGAGTTAGCTGGAATTGACATGGACATGCTTCAGTTTGGATTTGAAGAAATGGAAGAACTGCTTCCAGATAATGCAGCTGATGATGATTTCGATATTGATGATGAAATTCCAGAGATACCTTTTTCTGAGATTGGTGATATTTATGAACTTGGACCTCATCGAATCATGTGTGGTGATTCAACAGATGCAAAACAAGTTGAAACATT